CGGGCGCGGAAAAGCCGATGGAAAGCGCTTGACCTGCTTCGCTGATCGTCGCGCCGAAGCGCTTGATCTTACCCAACGAGGCGTTGACTTTCTTGTCGAAGTCGTCGGTGCTGGCTCCGATTCGAACAATTAGATTGCTTAGGACAGGCACCTATCGTCTCCCGTTTTTCTTCGCTGCTTTCTCAGACTCTCGGTGCTTCAACTCCAGGTAGGCGGCCCACTCGGTGAACTCGCTGCTGCTCATCTCCCGCAGCAGCCGCCCAACTGTCATGTGTAGTATCTCGGCGAGGGCGAAGGCGAATCGCCGCTCGCCCGTCAGTTTTTTTCCGCTGCTTCTGCCGGTTCCGCGCCAAGGCCCGAGATGCGGCAGATTTCAGTTACAACGCGGTCGATCACGGCGCCAGGCATATTGACAATGGCGTCGTGATGCGCTGCTTCAAAGATCGGCTTGCCGGTTGCCGGGTCAAACGTCGAGGCAATCACCAGCCGCGCCATGGCGACCGCTGGCCACTTCTTCGCGTCTTCGCCGAACTTCAGGCGCTGCTCCACTGTCATCTCGCGGATGCCGATTTTTGCATCCCACTCGGGCACGTCCAGCGTTTCTTGCTTCAGTGAGACGGCCAGGATTTTATCTGCTAATTTCATGTGTTTACGTAATCCAAAACGCCATGGACAGAAAAGCTGACGTTCTCTTTGATCGTCTCATTTTCGCCAGTGTTTACGCTCATGCTATTTTGCACCGCGCCAAACATCCACCGCACGCCGCCCGCGTAATCGGCGTAGCAGTTGATGACGTAGTAGCTCGTGGCGCTGGTGTGGAAGTAATTGTCGTTGTAGAAGCGCGCGAACGTGCAGGTCGCATCGCCGCCAACGCGAGCCCTAGACTTCCAGGAGTCGCCGAACACCTGCACTTCTTCGAGTACCGGCTGCACGTCGAGCGTCCAGTCCGTCGCCTGCGCGACCTTGGATAGCGTCAAGAACTCGCCGGTGACCGTCACCGTGCCCGCCGGCGCAGCCTGCAAATAGATCTTGCCGCTGCCGTAGGCTACTTGGTATCGGCTCGACGGAATCGGCGTGGATCCGTCGAGAACCGTCAGCGATGCGTTGGGGTTGATCGCCCTGCGGGCGGCGTCCGTGATCTGGTACACGTTGCCGCCCAGGCTGGTCGTGGCTTCGCCGGTCATGGCCGTGCCGCTGCCGGTGGCGAGGTAGATATCTGCGTTGCGGCCTGCGAGAACTGCCATGGTCGCTCCTTAGGTGTAGCTGAGTGCGCCGCTGCCGGTGAAGGTGTAGCTGACCGTGACTAGGCCGTTTTCACTGGCATTCAGCGCGGCCTGCACGAAAGCCGTGCCGCTGTAGTAGTTCGTGCCGTCAATGTAGAATCGCGCCGCAACGGTCGTTCCGCCCAAGAAGGCCGTGTTCAAAGCAACGTGGCCATTCGTGTCGGTGTCGTCGAAGCGGCCCGACGCGGTCCCGCTCCATTCCTTGATGGTAGCGGTCCGCTCCTTCCAAGTGTCGCCGAAGGACTGGGTCTCTTCGAGGCCCGTCGATACGTCGAGTGTCCAGGTATCCAGCTCGGCCACCGTGTTAGTGCTGATTTTGAAACTGCCAGCGTTTCCTGCGAGAACTGCCATTGTATCCTCCTAGTCGTAATCGTGAATGAAGTCGAACTCTAAAATCACCGCATAGAGTTTTTCGTTGGTCTCGAGCGTTTCCTCGTACTCAATCCGCCGCCCGTTGAGATGCGTGCTTCTCACCGTCAGCCCGCTCGCCGCAGTGATCGCGGCCTGCTGATTAATCACGGCATCATAGACCGTGTCGCCAAGATCCTCGGCGGCTTTGCTGTTGCCGGTCGCCATGCAGTAGATATTCACCGGGCGCCGCGTGGCCGTCGGCGCTGCGCCGATGGAGTGGAATGGGATATCGTCAATGGCCTCAATCACCAGTGCCGGATACTTGGTTGCGCGGGCCTGCTCGGCGTGGATGTCGTAGACTCGATTCCCGACAAGCGACGAGATAGTCGGCTCGGCCTGCGTGTAGCGGTAGAGGGCTTGGTAAATTCTCACGCGGCACGCCCCAGTGCGTCGAAGGCGGCTTTTACGCGAGTTTCCAGCAGCTTTTTAATGGAGCGCCGCTTGGCCTTCACGGCGTCGGCAAGAAACGGATTCGGGCGGCTGCCTGGGTGAAAGACTTTCGTGCGGACTTGGTCGCCGACGCGGGAGAGCCAGGCGAAGGCGCGGCCTGCGATCTTGAGCAGCCGCTTGTTGCTACTTTTGCCGCGGATCCAGTGCGGCTTCGTGCCGTCGTGGACCATGTGCGCGTGCGGGGCGTCCTTCTGGAAGGTAAAGGTGAACGCCTGCATGAAGGTCTTGTATTTGCGGCCCTTCGCGGCCTTGATCGCTTTCTTGAGGTCGCCGGGCGGCCTGTCCGCTCCGAACCGCTTGGTGGTGTAGGGCGCAATCGGCGCACGCCGCGCGGCCTCGCCCCGGATCTCGCGGGCGGCTTCAAGCAAGGCCTCTTCGATGTCTTGGCCCGCTGCGGTCTCCATGACACGCTTCATTTGGCCGACAAGCTCGTCCATGCCCTTCACGCTGATTCCAAGGCTGCGCCGGGACGGCATTAGATCAGCACCTCGACCGCTTGCATCGTCAGCATCTCGTCGCGTTCGTCCGGGTTCAGGATCGACTTGATGTCGAAGTAGCGCGTGGCTTTTGTCTTCTGGTCCACGTACTTGACTCGCATGGCTGGCGTCAACCCGATCACAAACCGGAGCCGGATCGTGTGGGTCAAGTCCGCCACGACCTGCCGCGCGGCGAAGAACTCGCGCCCGTTTCCGGTCTCGATGGAGGCCCAGCACTGATGGACGCTCGTCCACGTCTCCGTGCGGTCGCCGTTGGCATCGACGGCGATGGTGTTGGCCTCGATGTCGATTAGGTGCCGCAGTGCCCCGGCTCTCATATGAACACTCTCCACGGGGCGATGAGTGCAGACGCGGCCAGCGGTAGCTCGGCCTCGTCCACAGCGGCCGCAGTGCCAACGACAACGGCCTCGCGGTGCTCGTAGAAGTGCGACGCGAGCATTCGGATGGCCTGCCGAATCGGCGTCGGCACGCTGGCTTGGTTGGCCCAGCCGCAGGTAAATTCGATCTCGATGGGGTCGGTGTTCCGAAGCGTCTCCGTGGGCCAGTCTTTCTGGTATTCCAGGACGATCTGGCCCGGTGTTCTTGCAGTGGAGACTCCGTAGTTACTGCTGGCAAATGTGTGCTGAACGCCGCTGGAGTCGGTGTACTTGACGTAAGCCACCGACACCAGCGGCGAGTAGGGTATGGTGATGACGCCGGTATCCGGGAAGTAGTCCAGATACATACGCCAGGTCTGTTGCGCAAATCGACGATTGCTCACCACCTCCAGATGGTTGGTCGCCGCCTGGACGTACGGGGACAACTGCTCGACCGGCTGACCTATGGCGCGGGAGTGCGCTTCAAAGTCAGAGTCGGACAGCGCCCAGAACGTCGGCGGCGTCACCAACTGGAGGCGGTGCTCAATCATTAGTCGATCTCAGTAGCAGTAGCCGAGCCGCCGAACCGCGGGCCGGCAAGGGCGATGGCAATACCGCCCAGAACCGGCGAGTCGACGACCTCGACAGCTTTCAGCCGCACGTACGAATAGCCAGCGTTGGCCAGCTCCTCGGCGTGCACCTGGATGGCGTACATCTGCGAGGCGCCGGCGGTGGTCGTAAAACCAGCCGCAGTGCGGGCCGTCATCGCGCCCTGCACGTCGGTCGACGTGATGGACTTCGAATAGAACGGCACGGCGGTCGTGTTGGTCGGGACGATGTCGTCACAGGCCTCGACCGTAATGGTCGAGGTTCCGGTGGCACCAGCGCCCTTGTGGACCAAGAACAGGGCACTGTCGAAGTTGCCGAGCGAAACGATGTCGCTCGCTACCGTTCCGCTGAACGCATCGGCCACTGGATCGAGGCCTTTGACGAAGTGGAGGTTGTTTAAAAGTTCGTACGGGATCATATTGGTTCCTCCTTGTTAGGCGCGAGCGTCGACCGTGACAAACGGCGACAAAGTGTTAGAGCCCTTGAACGGCGTGATCGGCTGCTTCACGCTGCTCTGACCGTTGACGTCGATGGACCATTTGAAGGTCATCTCGTCGTAAATGAACCGGACGTGCATAGACTGCGCAGCGCGTAGACCGCCCTGCGTGATGACGACGTACTTGCTAAGATTGGCCAGCACCACGTCGCCCTTGTCGCCGAGGGTTTCGGCCTGTTCGACGGGAATGACGGGGAAGCCGAGGAACGTGCCGTACTGGATCGAGCCAGCCACGCTGTTGTTGGGCAGAAACACCGGCTGTTGGCCCACGGTGAGCAGCGGGAACTGGCCGATGGTGTCGGGGTTGCAGAGCCACACGATGCGGTCGCCCGGCTCGCGGTAGAGGCGGGACAGCATCGAGGTAGCGTTCTCGATGACGAAGGTGTCGGCGGCCTGGCCGGTCTTTTTGGCGACCGACACCATCAGGGCGCCGCCGTAGTTTTGGACGCTGAAGCCAAGGGGCTTGCCCACGCCGTCGCCGCGCCAAATGGCGTCGTCGAGTTTGAACGCGATTTCGGACGCAAAGGCATTCTCAAACACCGTCGCCATGGCGGGAGCGTTGCGCAGCAGTCGCTCGGTCGCATAGGCCAAGCACTTCAGGCTTTCGAGCCGAATCTCGTGGCGAGACAGCTTCGGTTTGGTGGCGGTCGGCGCGTCAGCTTCGCCCGTCCAGTAGGCCTGCACGCCACCCCAGCGAGATCCGTTGGCGCGGCTCGTCTCGTCGATGTACGGCAGCTCAAGCGAGTCGCTGCCTTCGCCGATCGGGATATTGGTGCAGAGCGGGAAGATCCGCGCCGTTTCGCGGGCTTTAAGCAGGAGCGCCGTCGAGAACTCGGTGCCGATGGCGAAGCCACCGTCAGCGGGGACCGCAGCCGACGCGCCCGAGGCCGTCAGGTTCTGCCCAAACAGTCGCTTATCGATCTGACCGCCGAGCCCCTGGAAGGCTCCGCGCGGGCTCTGCGCGTACGCAATAGCCGCCAGCTGCTCGCCAACGGACTCGAACGGGCGGGCCGCTTCGTTGTCGCTCGTCACGCGGGCCGGTTCCCGAGTCACATTTGCTTTGGCGCGGGCTTCAAGAGCCTCGACCGCAGCCAACTGCTCGCGCACGGCCTTTAGTTCGGATTCTTTGCTGTCGACCGCCTGCAGATGCGCCACCGGATCGGCGGCACCGCTGGAAGCGGCGAGAACCGCGCTGTACTCGGTTTCGAGCGCGGACACTTGAGCAAGTAGCTCTCGTTTCGTCATTCGTTCCCCCTATTTGCCCAGCACCCGCCAGCGCCGCATCCGCAGCGCCAGTTCGTACTCGGCTCTTTGCTGGTCCGCGCTCGGCGCGGCCGTCAAACTCGTCGATAAGATCTTGGCATTCGGGTCCGCGCCGATGGGCACGACCGAGATTTCGTAAGGCTTCCACTTCTTGGCCAGGTACTGCTTCACATCGGCGCCGGGCCGGGACTCCACCACCAACTCGCCGATCTGGACGCCCATGCTTACGTTGCGAAGGATGCCGTCCTGGATGTCCTGCCACAGACCGTTCACGTCTTCCCGATTTGAAAACCTCAGCACGGCTCGAAACCCATCGTCTGCGCGGCGGGCGGACTCGACCACGCCGATCACGTACTCGGTTTCGTCGATCTGGTGGCCGTCAAGAACCGGCGCACCAGCAGACAGCGCGGACAGGTCGGCGCCGTCCATGTCGAAGCGCAGCTTCCAGCTTTCGCCCGTGAAGAAGTCGAACCGCTCGACCGTGGCCCCTGAATAAAACAACACCTCGCGGCGCCGCGGGCCTTCGGCCTTCGGCTCTTCGTCGTCGTCCTCCGGCGTCGGCATCGGCGCGAGTAGCTGGCCGGCCAGTTGAAATTTCAGGTCTTCGATCACTGCCTCACCCCCGCTTGGTCAACCGGTATCATCGCGCCCTGCACCAGATACTTTTCGCCGCCGTCGTACGGATTCAGGTTTTCCTTCGCGCGGATCTCGTTCGCGTTCAGGACGCCGATGTTCCGCATCGCGCTGTAGAACGTCGCGCGGCTCGCCGCGTCTCCGCGTAGCAGCGCGTCCATGTTGAACTCGGCGTAGTAGGTCTCGGCCTCGCGCGGACCGAACAACTGCATATTGATGCGCTTCTCGATACGTGCCAGCCATGGCCGGATCGTGTGGGTCGCGAAGTCGATGCCTTGATGCTCGATGTTGTTGTTCGTCGAGCGCGTCAGATCCTGAATCATGTGCGGCGGCACGCGGAAGATGGAGCAGATATCGGCCTTCTGGTACTGCCTCAGCTCCAAGAACTGCATATCCCGGTGATTGATCGAGACCGATCGTATTTCCGCGCCCTGCTCCAGAACGCCAATTTTGCCTGCGTTGCGAACGCCGCCGAAATTGGACATGAGCCACGTCTGCAGGTTGTTGCGGGCTTCGTTCGATAGCGCCTGCGGGACCGTGAGATACGAAGGTGGCGTGGCGTTGTTGCGGAAGAAGTTCGCCCCGTAGCCTTCGGCGTCCTGCGTCATGCCCAGCGCCTGCGCCATGTACGAAACAGGCGAATGGCCGGTGAGGTTGTCTTCGCCGTCATAGCCGAGGCCGGGGATGTGCAGGATGTCAGACGCGGTGTACATCTGGTTGCTGTAGGTGTACACGAGAACGCCCGTCTCCGGGTCGCGCGCCACGCGCATTCCGGTTGGCGAGAGCGGCACCAGGCGCACGACGTCGCCGCGCATGTTGGTGACGATGCGGGCGTAGAAGTTGCCGTGGAGGCAGAGGCACTTCGCGGCAAGCTCCCAGAACT